AGTACAGCATCACTCAGGTGGTCAAAAAGGCAAAAGACCTCGGCATCAGTTACGGCTGGTGTTCGTATCTGCTTTCGGTCGGAAAAGTCTGTATGGAATGAAAGGAGAGCGCTTATATGACGCTGATTACGAAGTCCGAAGAATTGATGGCCGTTTCCGTCCGGCAGGGTGTTGAGCTTGCCGCCATTGAGGCCAAAGTGCTGCTGGGCTATCTGGAGGGGCATGACTACAGCCTGATGATGGATGACAAGTTCCATCTCGCCCTGCATGACAATCAGGACGGCGAGAATGCCGACAACGATCAGCCGTACACCATCCGCGACTGCATCGACTTCTGTCAGGAGATGAACAGCGAGCTTCTTCTGGAGGAAGCGGGAAAAGAAGGCGGCGACCCGGACTATTTCAGCGAGCTTCAGAAGGACGAGCTGATTCTGGGCATGATGATGGAACGCGCAAAGGTAGCGCTTCCGCCCCGGACCAGCACCTACGATGT